TATTATTACCCTTCCTCTTCGTATTCGTATTACTTTGTATTCATGACGTCACTACTGATGACGTCATAGTGAAATTCTATTGGTTTAATTTCTACGTTATTAACGTTACTAACGGCGATACTAACGTCGTTATTAACGGTGTGCTATTATATAATCAAGTTTTCTGGTAAGGTTAAGGTTATGTTTGATGCCTTCATCATATCGTAGGGTTGTTTTTACTCTTAACAACTATACTAACGAAATTTTAACTAGTATTTGTAACTATGCCGAGAGTAACTGCCGTTACGCCATTATCGCCAAAGAGGTTGCGCCGACGACCGGTACCCCTCATCTGCAAGGATTCCTCCACTTCAAAAATCCCAAAACACACAAAACTCTTGGTAAAGTTTTGCCCGGAGGTCATTTCCTCCATGCCAAAGGCTCCGATGAAGACTCGCAAGTATATTGTTCGAAAGAAGACCCTTCCCCTTGGGAATTTGGAACAATGTGCCATCAAGGAAAACGAAGCGACCTTGATGATGCAATACTCACCCTCAATGAATCAGGAGGTGATCTTAAACGAGTCGCTATGGAACATGCCGGAGCTTATGTCCGGTATCACCGAGGATTTGCTGCCTACAAATCCCTTGTCTGTGCTACAGCTCCCAGAGACTTCAAAACCAAGCTGGTTGTCTTATTTGGACCTCCCGGAACTGGAAAGACGAGAGCTGCTTATGAACTAGCAGGCGAGAATCCCTATCCCAAGCCAAGAGGCGAATGGTGGGATGGTTATTGTGGTAACAATGGTGTTATTATTGATGATTTTTATGGATGGTTGAAATTTGACGAACTTTTGAAAATTTCAGATAGATATCCTTATAGGGTTCCCATTAAAGGCGGTTACGAGAATTTTTGTAGCAAAATTATTATCATTACTTCGAACATTGACATTTCCAAGTGGTATAAATTTGATGGTTACGACCCTGCAGCTTTGTATAGGCGATGCACGAAATATTTGAGATGCGAGAAAGATGTATTTTGTAGTATGGAAGATGATTATTTGGTCAAAATAAACTATTAAAGCAAAGTGTTTCGTTGATTTATTCTGTCTACATCGTAATTAAATTTTATCATGTCAACTGTTTCTTTAAAAAACCCAATTACTGGTTTTCCTCCTAAATACAAACGACTTCCTATTATAGATAAAAACTCTTTAAAATCTCTTGTATATGGTGCTGTTCTCATTCTAGCATTTAAATCCTTTGCCATCTGTTCATCAGCTTCATTCCATTTATTTTGTAAATCGTATTCTGATACTCCTTGTATTTTTAATGCTTTGTATCGCATATCGTGTTTTTTGCAAATGTCATCTATTGGATGTAGTGATTGTCCTCTTCCTCCAGGTCCACAATAATTAGATAAATGTAGAATATTGTTGTCTAACATATTTTGCCACCATAATTTATCTTTTCCATCATTATGGTCCATAGGGATTTTCGCTAAATCTTTTATTTCTGCATAATCGAAATCTCCTGTATTCACTGCTGTGAAGAATAAACCTTCTTCATCTCCTACTAATGGTAATTCGTCGTTGATAGGTGTTAAAGGCATTAAGTTATCTATTGCTTTTTCTACTTCAGACATTGTTGGTGATCGTAATTCATCAATTGGATTTGGTTGTACTGGTGTATTTTCTAGTGATTCTGGTGTGTTTGGTTGATCGTTGATTTGAATTGGCTCGTCCGCTTGAACAGGTTCACCTGCATTATAGGTCGTCACGATCTAATTCGTTATTTCTATCTTGAGCTTGCCATTCATACCACCACATTGAACCATCTTTGGCCCTCCATGTAGGAGGGATAATGAATGATTCTGATGGTCCCATTGTACCTACCACTGTATCTGTGGGTTTTGATAAATCACTTTCAGTGGGTTTATCTTCAGGTTGATCAAGTTTACTTTCATCGGGTGGTGTTAAAATATGTGTATCCATATTTTCTGGCTGTTTAGAATCAGGTACTTTTTCTGATTCATGTTGCATAGGATCTTTTTCTGAATTTATAATGAGAAAAAAAAACATTTAAAACTCGACTTACCCACCGTTTGGTACTCCTGCTTGTCCTGATACTGCTGATACTTGTGCAGGTGTCATTCTTTGATGTCTTGATTCCCACCCAGGCATTCTGTTATTCAATGATGACATAATTTGATCTGTTGTCATGATTGGTCTAGAAACTGCATTTGAAGATGTTGCTAGATATTTTCCGCTAGGTGTCCATTCAAATATTTTTGTCATTTCAATTTCTATATTTTGCGCTACTGTTGCATCAATTCCTGTCCAACAGAATCCTATTCCATTTATATGTGAAGCTTCCAAGCTTATTGTAGTTGGGGTAGTTCCAGTGAGTGCTCCAACTCCAAATTCATCGACTGTTTCTACTGCATTGCCTTTTACAAAACAATTGCCATTTGTATCTCCAGTTTTCGATGTTTGTCCTGTTGCTGCGTCTGTATACGGTTTATCCGTATCTCTATATAGAGATCCTAATGTTGAAGGTGTATGTTTAACTTCGTATTTTTGTACTGCAATTCTATCGTATGATTTATTTAATGAAATCATATCTGATATCGATATAGGTGCATTATCTGTTCCACCATTTCCATACATTAGTTGGTATGGTGTTATGTTTGCAACAGTACACATTTGTCCTGCTGTATCTTTTAGTGTTCCTGTATACTGCCATGTCATACATGCTGCTAAGCATCGTATTTGAGACACTATGTTTGCAGAAGCCCAGTTATATGCTGGATCTTTTATAGAAGATGCACTTCCTCCGTCTCCTAGATCGCTGAATCCATATCCATAATATGCCGATGTAGTTGCTGGTGCGATTCCTATTGTACTGTTTTGTGGTATTGCTCCTGCATCATTACATTCCCAAACGAAACAATTCCCAGCGGTTAAATTTTTTACATCTGTACCGTTAGCATCATAATATGGATTATTAGCCTTTACTTGGCTTCCTATTCCTGCATTTGTAAAATCAGGGAACCATATTACGTATCCGTTGAAACGTTCTTTAATTCTATGTAATTTGACCCTGTATGTGGTTCTCATTAAATATCCAGATTCGATTTCTCCATTTGAAGGACCATATGCTAATAGTGATTCGCAAGGATTCATTATCATTTTTAGATAAGCTTGTTCAGCGGATAATGACTTTGATACCATTGGCTGATTAACAGGATTTCCATATTTACGTCTTTTGTAAGATTTTTTCTTGGTTCCGTATGACTTCTTTCTGTAAGTCTTTTGTTTGTTGTACTTCTTTCCAGACTTCTTTCTGTAAGTCTTTGTTCGAGGCATGTTGATTTTTAGTTCCGCAAATAAATATGTAGTTACCCATTAAAATTTAGAAAACTTGTTTGTTTTTATACTAAAAAAAACAGTGAAAACGTTATGGGAAAATAATCTTTATTATCTTTCCGGTGTTACAGGTGGAGTAGGAGGAAAATGTTCCTCCTCTATCTCGCTTTCTATTCCAGAATCCCACTCAAAATTTGTGGGATTCATTCTCCACCATTCTTCGAACTCTAACGCCTCTCTTGCGTCCTCCTCTTCTTGTTCAACTTCGTTGAACTCAGGTAACAGATTTCTCGCAGGATACTGTTCGTTTAGTATCCGTAGCATTCTGCTACCTTCTGCTGCGTTTTCCATACTTTCTACCAATGCAGTAGACAAGTTATCAATTACCTGTAATAGCAATTAGTTTATATTTTTAAAATAATAAAATAAAACTTACTTCCGTGTAGACGAGTCCACCTCGCCACTGTATTGACATCATTTCATCAAGAACATTGTTTAACAATTGTTCAATGCGTTCAAGTCTATCATTTAACGCCATAGTGATACTTACAAAATATATCAAAATATAAATCCTTTTATCTATTTTTTAAATATTTCAATCTCCATTCTTATTGGTCAGCCAATCAAATTGAGGATTGAAACTAGTCACGTGATATATCTAATATAGACCAATCAAAATCTTGCTGGCCCTAATAACCGTCATGTAATAAAGGTAAAAAAAGGCCTAATTGATTGGTGGCCCTTGTGGCCCGGCTGTAATTATACCTCTCAATCTTAGCTAAAAAAAGAAAAAAAAAAGAAAAAAATTAAAAAAAAAAGAAAAACATTGGGGTAAACTCTTGATTCAACATCGGTGACGCATGTTGCTCTCACTATTTTCCGTTCTCCAAATAAAGACGTAAAAATATTAGATGCTATTAATAGCTGAATACAAGGTTAGCGAAGAGGAAGGCTC